GAGACAGAGCTGTCAGCGATCAAGGCAAACTGGCGGCCGAAAGAGGGCGAGCGCGAATGGCCGCGGGTGCGGCTGTATGGCGGCTTGATCGCGGAGAACGCGACGCAGGCCTGCGCGGCCGACATCCTACGCGAAGCGCTGGTCGACCTAACCGAACTCGATTGGCCGGTGGTCGGGCACGTTCATGACGAACTGTTACTCGAGGTCGCGGATGACGAGGTCGCCGAGGCGACCGATCAATTGCGCCGCGCGATGATGACGCCGCCGGCGTGGGCAGACGGGCTGCCCCTGAATTGTGAGATATGGACAGGTAGGAGATATAGAAAATGATTGAGCTGCACGATTTTCTTGAAACAATATTCGAAGGCCGCGATGCCGATGAACATATTCTGATCGGTCGGATGGTTACGAACGACGGTGGCGGGTCTTTCAAACACGCACCGCATGACAGCTCCACGGTTCGCGCCTGGGCTCACCGATCATCTCGCCCTGCTATTTACTTTAATGTGAGCACCGTCACAGCGCCGGTCGAAGATTTCTGGCGGCGGCGCAAGCAGGATTGCTTGATGGCCTACGTGCTTGTCCTGGACGATGTTGGCACCAAAGCGAACGTGCCGCCGGTCGCGCCGACTTACAAATTGGAAAGCTCTGCCGGCAACTTCCAATGGGGTTACCTGATTGACCCCACGGACGACCTGTCGCGATACGAGGCGATCGTCGATGCGGTTGCCGCACTCGGGTTCGCGGACGCGGGCGCCGCCGGATACAATAGACTGATGCGCGTGCCTGGCTCCGTGAACATCAAGCCGGGCAAGAACAATTTCGTTTCGACAATTACTGAATGGCACCCCGATCGGTCTTGGGATCTCGATGAGCTCGCGACGGCGCTCGGTGTCGACCTTGCCAATCTAAATGTCCGCCCGGCCACAGAGATAAGCAGCGTCGGTGCGGTTCTCGATAACCCGATTGAGGACCCGCTGCTCGACTGGCTGAACGACAACGGCCACGTCGTCCGTGACAATGGCACGCAATGGGTGGAGGTGAAATGCCCCTGGGCCCATGGTCATACCACCGGCGGAGACACGGCTGGTTACAGCCCGCTCGGCCGCGGGGCTGATGGCTGGGAAGAACGGCGCGCGTTCAAATGTATGCACGAGCACGATCGCAATCGCAGTTTCAGCGACTTCCGGGACTGGGCTGTCGAGCAGGGCGCGCCGCTTGTTCAGGGTCACGATCCGCTGCCGTGGATCCAATCACGATACATTTATATCGGCGATGAAAAGAAGGTCGCGGACATGGTTCAGAGACCGCTCGGCGGTGTCTGGATATACGACCTCGAGGCTTGGTCGAACATGCACTACCACAGGATCATGGTGCCAGGGAACGAGCGGCCCGTGTTAATCAAGAGTGCGTTTCTCGATGCACGGGACACGGTCATCGCAAACACGTCTTTGTATGTGCCAGGCAGCGAGCCGCTGGCTACGGTTCACGGTCAACAGGTGGTCAACAGCTACATCGAACCGCGTCATGCAGAGACAGACGAGACACCTGACACGTTTCTCGAGCACATAGAGTTTCTCGTACCGGATCCCGACGAGCGGCAGTGCTTCCTTGATTGGCTCGCTTATAAGTTTCAGAACCCTGATAAACGATCCTATGCGGTCGTCCTGGTAGCCGAGGATGCATTTGGAATAGGTCGAAGCTGGGTCGGTAACATCATAGAAAAAGCCCTTGAGGGTCATGTCGCGAAGGCAACGCTCTCGCAACTCATCGGGAAGGGCACGTCCGCGGATAAAAACTACAACGACTGGGCCGCGGGCTGTCAGTTTTTAATTGTCGATGAGGCAAAGGACGTCAGCCGCGAGGACTTCTGGTCAGCATATGAGACCTTTAAAACGCGGGTCGATACGAGCCCGGTCAAGTTCCGATCGAATGCCAAATACGGCAAGACCAAAGACGACACCATGTGGTTCAACTGCCTCATCTTCACCAATCACTCGGATGCGATGATGATCCCCGACGACGACAGACGCATTGCGGTACTGTCGAACCCGACCACGAAACGCGACGACACGTATTACGAGACACTACACCGATCACTGGACACGGATCACGAGGCGCGGCGGCTGTACTGGTGGCTAATGCGTCGCGACGTCTCTCGTTTCAACTCGGCCAAACCACCGATGACGCCGGCGAAGGTCGCGATGATCGAAGCGTCGAAGAGCCCGACGGACGAGATATATGAGCACCTCATTGAGAACCTGGATGGCGATCTCGCCACGCGAAAACAGCTCACGGTTCACGTGAAACGGACCGCGAGAGCGCTCGGTTTTGATCACATCGAGCATTCACCACAGAACGCAGTGAGGCGAATCTGGCGGCAGATGGGGTCACTGACGCCAGGAAACAAGAACGGACTGCGTGTGCAAATCGACACTGTCAGGGAAGAAGTCAGAGCGATGCGGAGTAAAGGAGAATGGATTTCGCAAACTTCTGAAATTAGTCGGGAGGCGATTGTCGAGGAGATTAAGAAAAACAGCGACGAGCCGGCAAATCTGCACATTGTGGGCGAAAACTTTACTCCACACGGGTTTCAATGATTTCAACGACTTACAAGGGAAGTGGAGAAGTGGAGTAAATAGACTCATAGAACCCCCTATTTAGTAGGAGCAACTAATTAGGGGGTTATATGGGAATAGCGTTTTTTTCCTCCACTCCTCCACATGGAGAGGTGATGGCGACAGAACATAAAATTGCAAACGACATTGTCATTGAAGAGACGCGACGTGCCGGCGTGTACCGGCGCCGGCGTCTGGACCTGGCGGAGCGTTGGGCCCGCGACGGAACCATTAGCGAGGAGATGTATCTGGCGGCCGTCAAGTTTGGTCACATTTTCGAGGCGGCGCATCTGCGTGAGCGCTACGCGATATCGACAGCGTCGCTCGATCGCGTTGACGGTTCGAGAGGTGACAATGACGGAGAGAGCGCTCGGACCAGTGATGCACGTCATTCGATCATCCAGGCGATGGCGCTGCTCGGCAGCTCTATGGGCCCGGTGATGTGGGATGTGTTAGGCTCTGGTTTGAGCCTGCGTGAGTTTGTAGCAAGACAAACCAACGTGTCACGGGTCACGGTTCAAGAGGCGCGAGGTCGTTTGATTTCTGGTTTGGACTTGTTGGCGAGAAGTTGGGCGTGATAGCAAATACACAATATCTAGTAGGTAGGGTTGCACTGTAACACAATATAAGGTACAAATCTTTAACATCGCGACCTTGCTGCGATGTCTTTGTTTCTCCTTTTTCCTTCTCTCAACTGACCCCGCCCTCCCGGCGGGGTTTTTTCTTCGTCACAAGGAGGTGATCGCCGTGCCAAAAGTCGCTGGGAAAAAGTTTCCTTACACGAAAGCCGGGATGAAACAGGCTTCGCAGGCAAAGAAAAAGATCAAGAAAACGGCTAAGAAAAAGCGCTGATGAAAGCGACAAAGTCGGGCCGAGCGCAGGCGCGTCGTATCAAAAAGCATTTGAAATCGACGGCCATGAGCCGAGCGAAGAAAACGCGCACTGCCCGTTCCATCAATCAAACCCCGAAAAAGAAGAAGGCCAAATCGTAATGGCCAAACGTCCGGAGCTCGGCAAAAACACGAACCGGAGCCGAAAGAAATAATGCCACAAGCGGTGAAGAAGCGCGGCGCCGGCGGGCGGCCGACAAAGTACAAGGACGAATTTTGCGATCGCGCATTCGACTTCGCGTTGATCGGTATGACGGACGGTGAGATCGCCGGCGCGCTAAAGATTGACGAGGCAACGCTTTACCGTTGGAAGAACGCACAACCTCAGTTTTGCGAGGCCATAAAAACGGGCCGTGATCGTTACGACAACGAGGTGGTCGAGAAGGCGCTGCGACAGCGTGCAGCCGGCTACGATTACCAGGAAGAGGTGATGACGCGCGAAGGTCCGAGCGTGATCACGAAGCGTTTCCACGGATCGGACACCGCGGCTATCTTCTGGCTTAAAAATCGACAGCCAGAGCGTTGGCGCGATCGTGTCGATCATGACGTCCGAGCGGCAGTCGTCAACATCGAAGCGACGCCGGAAGAGAAAGCCCGGATTATCGCGGCTGCGTTAAGTCGAGGAGCGAATGCTTCAGACTCTTGACGCGTATCTTGAGAAGCTGAACGGCTTACCGCCTGAAGAGGTCGACAAGTTATACGAGGAAGCGAAGAGCGTCATTGGAGATACGCCCTGGATCCCAAATCCAGGACCGCAGACGGCAGCTTACTACTCGGAAGCGGACATCCTGCTCTACGGTGGGCAGGGTGGCGGCGGCAAGACGGATCTGATCGCAGGCCTGGCGTTAACCGAACATGAGCGGAGCCTGTTGCTGCGACCTCAGTACACCGACCTCGGTGCGCTGATTGAAAGAGTTGTGGCCGTGGCCGGCACACGTAAGGGACTGAACAGTGCGCCGCCGGCGCAGTTCAAATTTGACGACAAGGTTATCGATTTCGGTGCCGCGTCGACGCTGGATCGAGCGGAAACCTGGCAGGGGAACCCGCATGACCTGATCGCCTTCGATGAAGCGTGCCAGTTCGTGGAGCCCGTCGTCCGTTTCTTGATGGGCTGGAACCGCGCCGCGGACAAGCAGCTCGGCGGTGAGAGCCGGCAGCGTGTACGGACGGTGATGGCCAGCAACCCGCCGATCGCCGCAGCCGGTGACTGGGTCATCGGAATGTTCAGGCCCTGGCTCGATATAACGCATACGAGACCGGCGAAGCACGGTGAGCTCAGATGGTTCATCATCGATCCGGATGGTCGCGACATGGAAGTGGACGGCCCTGACGACGTCAGGACGTTCGACCACAAGGATTACGTGCCAAGGAGCCGGACGTTCATACCGGCAGCCTTGGCCGACAACCCGTTCCTGGTCGACACGAACTACCAAGCCACGCTGGACGCGATGCCGGAACCGTTACGGAGTGCAATCCGAGACGGCAACTTCATGGCGGCCCGCGAAGATGACGAATGGCAGGTGATACCGACACCATGGATACTCGAAGCACATGATCGTTGGCGTAGTGGCGCAACCGATAAGCCTCTCGCTTGTATTGGCCTTGATGTCGCTCGCGGTGGACGAGATGACACAGTCTTCGCAATGCGATACGGCGCATGGTTCGACGAGCTGGTCGTCGTACCTGGGAAGGAAACACCCGACGGACCTTCCGTCGCTGCTTTGGCTGCCTCGTTGCTACGGGAAAACGCCATCGTGGCCGTCGATTCTATCGGCATTGGCGCCGACGCCGAGACCGCATTGAAGAATGCCGGCCTCCCGTTTGAAGCGATGAACGGCGCGGAGAAGGCAACAGGACATACACGCGACGGAAACTTCGCCTTCTACAACCATCGATCGGAAATGTGGTGGCGATTGCGCGAAGCCCTCGACCCGGACTACGGCTTCGACGTTGCACTACCACCGGATCCGAAACTACAGGCTGACCTGACGGCACCGACGTACAGCGTGCGCCCTGGTCAGCCACCAAAGATCTACGTGGAAGGCAAACAGGATATCATCAAGCGCCTCGGCCGATCGCCGGATCGCGGTGACGCTGTCGTCTACGGCTGGAAC